CGGCGGGACCACGGATCCGGCCCGCATCAGTGCTGCTTTCAGCTGGGTGGCCGAATCCTCGGCCTTGGCGTAGTCCGTGACCGGCACTTTCAGCGCGGCGCCGGTGGCCACGCCGGCGGCCAGTGCGCCGGCGCCCATGCCGGCCATCTTCCCGACCTTGGCCTGGGTGGCGTTCATGCGTTCGCGCGCCTGGGCCAGTGCCCGTTCGCGCGCGGCCAGTTGGCCCAGCTGGGACTGCTGGCTGGCGATGGCGCCGTTGGCGGCCGCAATGCGGGCGCGCAGCTCGCGCTGGTGCTGTCCCAGGTTGCGGGTGTCGATGCCGGCGGCGGACAGCGTGGTGCGCAGCGTCTGCAGCTGCTCCCGCTGGCGGTCGTGCGTGGTGCCCAGCTGCGCGGCCGCGCGTTTAGCCGCGGTGAATTCGCGCACCATGGCGCGGCTGGGGTTGGCGGTGCTATTCATGGTGGCGGCCAGCTGGGCCACGCGCTGCTGCGCGGCCTGCAGCTGGGTGGACGTGGCGCGCATCCCGCTGTGCAGCTCGCGGAAGGCCGCCACGTCCTTCTGGGCCTTCTCCAGCTCTTTCAGCTCGCCGCGCGACTGGCGCAGCGTGCCGGCCAGCTGGCGGCTGCTGGCGGTGATGGCGCGAAATGGGCGCGTGGCGGCGTCGATCATGCCGAACACTACCCGTAGCTTGAGGTCGTTCATTTATCGCTTTCGTGTCGTTCTCGTGCGCGTTCGCGCCATTCCATCAGCTCGGCCAGGCTGAATTCGTACATCGCCTGGGGTGGCCAGTGAAAGACCACCGCCAGGTCGGCCATGGCGTCTTCTACGCGGTTTGGGAGGCCAGCTGGGCAAGAGCTGCCTTCGGTGCCAAAAAACCGGCAAACGCCATCCCCAGCTGCACCAGGTCGGCCGGATCCAGCTGGTGGACGTCCTGCTCGGTCAGGGTGGGCGTGGAAATGCGTGGCAGGACTTTGGCCAGCGCGTTCACGTCCAGGGCCACCAGGTCCTGCAGCGTGGTGCCGCGCAGCGTGCCGGCGTTGGGCTTGCGCAGCGTGATGGCGGTGATTTCGGCGTCGCCGCGCTTGATCGGCGTATCCAGGGTGACGTTCTCGGTGATGGTTTGCATGGTGGTTCCTATGGGATGGGGTTAGCCGTCCACCTGGTGGCGGACGGCGGGGGGATTACAGGCCGATGGCCTTGCGTTCGTCGGCCAGGCGGTCCACGCCCTTGACCTTCTCGATGCCAGCCAGCACGTCGATCTCGATCACGTCCTCGCCGTTGATGGTCAGCTTGTAGTACGAAAGGGTGGTGACCACCTTGAAGGCGGTTTCGCCGGCCATCTTGGCGGTGCCCATGTCGATTTCCTTGTGGCGGCCGCGCACGGTCACTTCCACGCTGTCGTACTTGTCGCTGTCCTCGGCGCGGTAGGCGCCGGAGAAACGGACCTGCACGCCGTCATGCTTGAGCAAGCCCCACTGCTCCAGGATCGGGCGCATGATGCCGCCGTAGGTGTGTTCCAGGGTCATCACTTCCATGCCCTGGTCGGTTTCCACCTCGCCATTCATGCCGGCGCCGCGCCAGGCTTCCATCTTGCGCGACAGCTTGGGCAGCTGGATTTCGCTGGCTTGGCCCTGGTAGCTGGCGCCGCTGTCAAATACGTTGAAATTCTTGAGTTTCTTAGGCAGTCCCATGTTGTTTCCTTCTCAGTGATGGGGGGTTAAGCAGCAGCCAGCAGGGCCGCGAAGTCGGCCAGGTAGCGGTCGGTCTTGCGCTGGCGCAGGCCAAGGTTTTCCAGCGGCGGCACGTCGGTGTAGTCGTAGTCGATCACCAGCTTGCCGCCGGCCAGCTGGCTGGCCGGGTTGGCGGCCGGGTCGACCCAGCACTGGCCACCGATCAGGAAGCCATCGCGCACCAGCTGGCGGATACGGCCGTTGATGTACTCCACGATGTCCTTGGCCAGCGAAGGGTGGATGCCCTTGTCAATGGCCCAGGCCACGCCGTCCGCGATCAGGGTTTTCATCACCTGGGCGGTGCGCACCGTGGATTCAAACTGGAACAGCGGGTCATCGGAACAGGTGCGGTTGCCCCAGAAGCGGAAGCCGTCGCGGCGCACCAGCGTGGTCACGCCCTTCTCGTTCAGGTAGTTGGCATCGGTGGCCGCGTTCTGCATGTCGAAGTACACGTCCTTGCTGATGCCGGTCACGCCGTTCAGGGCCACATTCGACAGGGTCTTGTGCCAGCCGATTTCCTGGTCGATCTTGGCGCGCAGGCCCAGGGCGCAGGCCACGGCCGGGATCACCTGGTCGGCGTTGGCGGTGGTATTCCAGGCCAGGAAGTCGGGCCACATCAGCATCAGCTCGCGCTGCGAGAAGCCAGCGCGGTAGGCGCTGACCTCTTCCTTGCTGGCGCAGCCGTTGGCGTTGGCGTAGGCGAAGGCACCCAGCTGCTGCGCGATGCTGGCCAGCTCGCCGGCCACGGCTTGCGTATCCAGGCCTGGCACGCCCAGGATGCGCGGGCGCAGGCCCAGCTTGGCCTCGGCCGTCAGCAGGGCTTTCAGGCCGGTGTACTTGCCGTTCAGGGTGCCGCCCACGATGTTGCTGGTGGTTTCGGCAGCGCTGACGCCTTCGGCCACGCGCACCACGATGGTGTAGGGCTTGGTCTGGGATCCGATGGCTTCCAGGGCGCGCGCCAGGGTGCCCTGGTCGCCCGCCTGGCCGGCGGCGCTGATAACGTCCGTGACCAGGACAGGGGTGTTAAGCGGGAAGAGGGTGGCGTCGGCGTCGGACGAGGTGAACACGCCGCCCACTACGGCCGTGGAAACGGACGGAGTAGGGCGCGCGCCATCGTTGACTTCGCTGACGAAAACGCCATGGCGGAATTCGGTAGTCATACTGGTTTGCTCCTGGTTGGGATTGAAATGGCGTGCCACCGAATGACAGGCATGACACGCGGTGAAACGATGCCCAGCAGGATGCCCCGCGCGCGTGAGAAGCGCAGCAAGGTGGCGCTGTGCCCGCAGCGGGCACAAAAGAAAACGGCCGCACCTGGTGAGGGGCGGCCGTTGTTGGTGGTGCCGGTGGTTAGCCTGGCCCGAACTGGCGCGGGCCGAACAGGCGAACGGCGGTCACGTAGAGCCAGCGATAACGCCAGCCGGCCAGGCGCAGCAGGTCATCAAAAGCCTGGATGGACTGGCGCCGGGTGACGGGAATCTCGCGGCGCCATTGGCACAGCACGTCATGCACCAGGCTGGCGTGATAGGTTGGCGTGGTGCCCAAGTGCCAGGGACCGTCCGGCACGCCCAGGTGCAGCATGTCCAGGAGAGGCCGCGCAACCTTCGGGGAACAGCCATCCCAGGCATAGCCGGCGCGCACGTGGATCTGGCCGCGCTCGATGCGCGCCCAGCCATCGGCCTGCTGCCAGCACACGCCGTCCAGGGCCGCCACGTTCAACGTCATATCGTGCGCCAGCGCATAACGCCACGGTCCGCGCTTCATTTGACCGGCCCGGCCAGGATGGCCGCGATACGGTCCTCGGCTTCGGGTTCCGCGATCACGCCCTTGTCCACCAGCTGGTTCACGGTGTGGCGCACGGCGCCCTGCACGGCCGGATCACCTAACACCACCTCAGTGGTGCGAGGATCGTCCAGGCGCCGCATGAACAGCTTGACCACAGGATCCACCTGGCGGATTTCTTCGATGGCCACCTGCTCGGCCATCGTCCATTGAAAATAGAACTCATTGGGGCCGATGGTCGGCGCCGGCAAGCGGTACAGCTTACGCTCAGTATCAACGAAGCGCTGGTCGCCGCAGTCCCACATGCCGTGGTGCCAGCGCGGTGCCGTGCTGACCAGGTGAGGGGTGCCGGTGGCAATGTCAATCAGGTATGGCATCAGTAGCCTTTCATGGAAACGGAGTTTTGCAGCAGGTAGCCCTTATTGCCCACCACACGGCTGCTGCTACTGTCAAACGCGCCTGCGGCGGGGCCTGGAAGCGGGTTGATGCGCTGCACGGATGGTCCTACGGCCACGCGCACCAGAGCGTCCTTGTTCCCGGCCGCCAAGGTGGTTTGGCACACGCCCAGCATGGCCACGTCGAGGTAGCGCCACACGCGGATTCTCGCGGCCACGCTGCCATTGGGTGGCGTAAAGACCGCCATGGTGAAGTCGCCGCCAGCTTTGAGCGTGTGGGTGTCGGGTGAGGGGAAAAGTGCCGTGGCCGAAGTCGATTGCGAAATGAGGGACACATAGCCATCGACGCGCAGGGCCAGTACATAAAACTTGCTGGTCTGGGCGAACACGATCATGTCCCGCTCCAGGATGAAGTCTGAAATGAACGTGTAGGTGCTGACAGGAATATCCGTTCGCACGGCATTGGACGCGCCGGTGGTAGGGAAGCGTGCAACGGTGCAGACGCCGGCATTGGTCAGGTACAGCGCCCAGAAATAGGCGCCATCGTTCTTAATCCTGAACTTGGGCGACGGGCCGTTGGCGTACTGGGCCACGGGCAGCGATGCACCTTGCAGCGCGCCGGCGTTGTTCAGCACATAGAACGTGGCCGTACCGGCGCCCGTTTCCACGCCAACACAGAAGAATCCCGAATTGGCCAGGGAGGAAATTTCCAGCTGGCCACCGCCGGCCGCATTGTCGATGGCCGTGTAGTTCAACACCGCCGCGCCGGCCGTGTTGAAGATGGCGATGCCCAGGGCCACGGCGGACG